AGTATCTATTGTGACATGCTGAGGGGTTGTACTAGATGTCCCTTCTACAATTGTAATTGCACCAGTATTGTCTCCAACAATATCTATATATTTTAACTCTCCTGTATCAGCGAAAGTAAAATTTTCCAGAATGGTATCAGTTAGTTTAGAGTATTCGCCAACTGGTATATACCATTTATTTGTAGCGTCAGAGCCTTTAGAAACCTTAACATCTCTAGCATTTCCACCCCCAAATTCTCCTACTTCTATTACACATCCTTCTATAACACCTGCTAATCGGTCTTGTTTGGAATTTAGTGCTGTTGCTAGTTGTGTATTGTCGTAAGGAGAGTCTGTTAAGTCTTCGAATGTAGATGAACCGCCTCCGCCCAAATCTGCAATATCTTGTGTACTCGCTTCAACCGTAACACCGCCTTGAACCATTGGCACTTTCTCAGAGCCTGACAGGGGTAATGTAGCGGACGGAAGTCCTGATATGGGTATTTCTAATTCTGCCATTATCTTTCCACTAAAAGTTTATATCCGCTTTCAGTTGTTAGTATTATGAATGTTTCCGTTGACAAATACTCTGTTATTTTACTAAATCCTGTCGCATAAATAATTCCTCGTGATAAAGTGTCATTTACAAAAGGTTCATTTTGAATTAGATTCTTTTGGAAAATAAAGGATTTTTTATCTACAAATCCCTCATTTACGGTAAGTAGATCGTTATCGTAAACAAACGACATTGCATTGTCGAATCCCGAATACCCCATTGATAATATATCTATCAAACTTTGATTTTCCGTACTATTAATGGTAAAATATGGGACAGGGATATTCTTGACAACTTTTATATCAACCTGTTCTTTTACATACAAAGAGGGGATACTTGACACTGAAATGTTTATCGGCAAATCCTCATTTACATCAAAATAGTTATCATCAACAAGCTTTGCGATTAGATCGAGGCTGTTGTACGCTTTTAAGCAAACGTTGTATACGTCAATATTTGGCTGAGTATTAAGCAATTTTCGTATTTATTTCTATTTCCAAAAACCCTTCATTATTTATTTTTGCCGTTGCCGATTTAGTATCCCAACTGTCAAGCTGTAATTGCAATCTCAAATCTCTTTGAACATCCTGTATTACAACTGGAGCATTTCTGTATTTTTTAGCATTAAGGCCAATAAATGGGTATTGCTTATATTCATTAGGGGCGGCATCCAACAAATCGACCATGTTTTTAAACGCAGAATTGATCCACTGAATATCCCCTTCTTTCCATAGCAAATCCCCGTCTGTATCTGTCGCAATATCTTTCATATACCGTGAGTTATTAATGAGTTAGATATTTCACTTTCGGTAGTTGGAATAATTGGGGTTGGAATAGTCGGATCAGTAACGCTTACGGTAACAGAAACAGTAACGAGCGCAGCCGTAACAGAATCTATTGCAGGGTGAATATGTGTATTATACTTAACAACCAAGTCATTAAGTTTATTTTCCAAATTGTTTAGCTTTTTTAAAATTCCTTCACTTGGATTTAATGTATTTTTCACCTTGACTAGTCCTCCGAAAGTTCCATCATTAAATTGATACAATGTTTCAGCCACCATATAAACGGTGTCTATCTCGCTAAACATGACCACAAAAGGTTCATTTCTTTGAGTGATCCCAACCCTGACCGCACTTCCAATTTTTGGGATAATCAATTGTCCATCATTCGGCTCCGGCATTAATTGGACACTTGGAACGTCAAAATCTGAGTCACCCCCAATAGCTTTGCAGTCGCAAAGTCTGTTATCCATATCAACCGAAATAACCTCACAATCAATAAACGAGGCATAGTCTTTTAGCCATGTGCCAGACATTTTTTGTACCGCCTCCCTTATTTTCCTTTGTTGGTTCATAATGGGTTTGATCTTATTTCGTTAGACAATCCATCAATACGCAAATCTAATTCAATATCTTGCCTATACCCGTTCATCCCAAACGTTTTAACAACCTTTTTTATCAAATAAACCCCGTTTCTTTCAGGCTTTGTAGCGTCAATCAAATTAGCTGCGTCTCCGTGTTTTACGCTTGGTAAGCCAAACGCCACAAAAGAGCCTTGAAATCCTTCGTAATAGAACCTATTAAGCCTTTCGGTTGCTAGTTTTTTGAGTTCTTTTTCTGTTTTTACCTCCCAAAAATAAACAGTTCTTAGCTCTCCATCTACGAATCCATCAGGAACAGTTACTGTTAATCTTCGCTTCCTTTTGATCGGAGTTCCGTCTTTTCTAGTGCCTGTATTTTGCTCAACTTCAAATGTAGAATAGGCTTTTATCCCTAAATTTTGATCGTCCAGTCTGAAATACTGTAAATCCTCCGAAACAATGTTTTTTTGGAAATGGAATACATGTTCTTTTCGATCCGAAGGATAATAAACAACCCCTGCACATCTTAATTCAGTAGTGCCGTCTTTCGATAGCCTAAAGTAGCTTTCTAGCCTGTAATCACGCTGTAATGAATCAAGTAATTGAGCCACTGTTTCCGATCCTGTACGCAAGTTCCCAACATTCAAAGTAGCCCCTGTATTATTTACGGTTATTCCAGTCCCTTTAAGTATTTCCTTTAAAATAGAACCAACATCATACTTTTTACCGTCCCAAACTTTTGTAGGGCATTGGATTTGCTTAAGCCTGTACATTTCATCCTCACATTCCAAAACAATAGGAACTGAATTTGAAACCTTTGTAATGTAGCCGACAAATTCCGTGTACATTTCCGTAACATCGGAATTCGGGTCTTTATAGTCTGGATAAATATAGCCTAGTTCGACCTTTATTTTATCCCCACGAAGAACCATTGGAGATGTTGCTTTGTCTCCGTAAATATTTGCCCCGAACCAAGTTACTTTACTGCCTTCCTCTGTGTTGAAATAAATCTTGTTTGGCATTGTTACCTTACAAATGTCTGTCAGGTTTTCCCATGTGGAATTTATTTCAACTTCGTTACAAAAAGGAATAGTATAGACAAGCGTTCTGTTAGGGTTCTCTTTTGTAGAAACCTGAGTAATTGTAATCTTCGATATGAGTCTAAGAACCCCCATTATTGGCTTATGTACAGTTCAATTGGCTGGTCTGAATATGCTTGAATTTCAAATTGTTGTGTACTATACATTCCTTCCTCTTCGTGAAATTCGCATGACAAAATTACTATATTGTAAATATCAAACAATTGCAGAAACCAACTTGAAACATCAATAGCAATAGGGGCATTTTGCATAAAAATAAAATCTTGCATTGCAACCATGGGAAATACCCCATTTGCCCCTGTAATCAATCCTTTTATCGTAATAGCATAGTCTCCATTTGAAATGAATTCTTTTACTGTTGTATTGCGACCTTGGACAGGAGTAATCACAATATTTTTTTGCTGTGCCACATTAAACAATACCGTTTCAAGGAGAATATCAGGAAAATCATATTCTTTTCCTTCAATATCTGTATAGCTTCTTCCAAAAATAGTAAGATTTGAAAAAACATTCGTCCCCAACATTTGAGACTTAGACAAAGGAATGTCTTTGTTCGCTTGTGGGATATTGTACAGTAACGTTTTAGCAAGCCCAAGCCCAAGCGTTTTTATTACCAGCTTGCTTGCGTCTTTTAGTTGCTGCTCGTTTTGAGGTATGATAAAGTTTTGGCTCATTTCCCTGCAACTATGTTTACATCGTTAACGGCTGTCAATAGCTCTTTACTTACCAATTCTTTGATCTTAAATCCTAAAGTATTAAGGTCGGCAACTTGGATGTTTTGCGTTTCAACCAATTTGCCAATATTAATAATGATGTGTTTTACACCTCGAACTCTTTCGCTGTCTTTTGAGGTTTTTGTTTTTGCTGTTTTGGCAGCTTCCAGTGCCGTATTTGGTTTCATATACGACCTTGCAACTAACTTATCTGGAATTGTTTCTAATGCCTTAATTACAAGTTTGTAACTTTCCGTCCTAGACATAACTTTCATCATGTCATCATAATACGATTTAGCATCGGGAGAATCCGCAAACTGCTTTCCTACTAATTGAGTTTGCATCGCAGGAATTACCTTTTCGTTCCTTGCTATTCTTTCTTTTAGTTCTGCTATTTTAAACTCAGCCTCTTTTGTTAGTTGTTCCCTCACTTGATCTGGTGTACTCCCAGAACTAGCCATCATTTTTTGTTGGTTCTGAAACTGTTTTTCTATTGCAGAAATATCTTTCCCTGCATATCTAGCCCCTTGGTCTTTTGACAACCCTTCATTTCCTTTTATCATTTCGGTTGCAACATTCATTCCTTTTGAGAATAAATCTGTCGTGGCTTTAATGATACCTTGAGAATTTCCCAATGCAGTAATAAAGTTAGTCCACGAATTTTCAGCCCTAACAATAGAGGCGTTCATGTTGTCAAGATTAGCTTCTGCCCCCTCTCCGAACGTGCGCTCCATTTCGGCAGCGAACTTTGGTAAAAAGTCTTCAGCCATTAACTT